AATCTTTACAAGTCTCTTTACTAATATACATAAATTATTCTCCTTATGTACCCGAAGTATCATATTCCCTGCTATCACTAGACACATCCGCTTTACGTGGTCTGCCTGGTCTACCAGTATGAATATAGCTCGTTCCTTCTCTGTTGTAATTTGATGCATTGCCACCTTGCTGTTGTTCATTAGAACCGCCATTTACTGCACCACCAACATTACCCACATTACTTGTAGTAAATATAGATTGTAGTGAAGATAAATTCTGCATCCATGAATCTTCAGCACTTGTTTCCATAAGCATATGACCAAACATAACAGGGTCGTAACCAAATGCACTTGCAAAAGCAGTTTCATTTAATACAATACCTGTTTGAGCAAGTTTCATTATACCTTCTTTGCGCCACTCTCTTTCAAAACCAAAAGTGCTACCATCAAACACAAACTTAAACTTATAATGTTTTGTTAATTGGTTTACATAAAAGTCTAAGAAATTATTAAACTGTGCATAAACCTTTTTCATTACATTATAATCAGCTAAAATAGCATTTCTAATTTCTTCTTGCGACATCTTATCAGACGAATAAAGTATTCTACTTGCACCAGCTCCACTTGCTAAAGTTGTTTTAATTTGTGTTTCAGCCATAGTTGTATTTTCATCTTTAAACTGATACCACTCATTTTCTTCAGCAGGCATTGCACCTACAACAATATGTTTGCCAATTGCTTGTTTGACAATTTGTAATAATGTTCCAAGTCTAACTGGGTCAAACGCTGTTGCATTCGGTTCATTAGATTTCAACATTTTAATTTCACCAATAAGATATGCATATGCTCCTAAAGCATCTTTATCGTATTGAAGCTTTCTTGTAGGAATGTTCATAATAGCATCCCTCATTACAGAAGAAAGCATTGGTACATCACTAAAAGTAGAATCATCTAACTTGAATACCCATGCACCACTTGGTAACCCATTATGCATATATATTGGACTTGTTTGTGTCCAATATGCAAATGTTCCAGTTCTACGGTCAAATTTATTAGATGGTCTGTAATTTTTAAATGCATTGCCATCATACATAGTTCTCATAAATTCTTTGAAAACTTCATCATACCCATTAATATCTACACCAGGTTGTAAAAAGTAATTCATATTAAAATCATATAAATATCCTTTTTCCCAAGCACCAGTAATTAAACAATATTCTTGTGGCATTAACTGTAACACATATTTTGGGTCAGACAAATCATCATTATTACGCAACCAATAAAACGCAGTTTCACTACGCATCATTTGCCTTACAACTTTTAGGAATTCTTTTTTATAATTAAAATTAACCAAAAAGTCTTCGACCTTTTGCTTATCCTTTTTATATTTAGGAGTCTTATATTCACTCTTATTCTTAACATTAATACAAGTATAAGATAAATCAAATGCTAAAATATTTGAATAATATTCTATCAAACGCTTGAATGTAATTTCTGCTAACTCCATCCATTCTTGATACGCTTGTAAATCTTTTGCTTTGTTCTTAGCATCTTTTAAAGCGTCAACAAGACCCTGATATGTCGGAACTTTAGGATTGTTGTTAAGATTAATTAAATTTTGGTTCAATAAAGAAGGGGTATATATATTACTAACATTCAGTAAAGTATCACTAAATGCAACTGCAACTTCCTTTAGCCATTCTGCTTGTTCTTCAGAAAGCGTTTCATGAAAATCTCGTGCCAACTTTATTGTACCCCCTTTCTTTTAAGCTAACATTATATTCTTCCAAGCGTCTTCATCGAAATCTTCCACTTGGTCTTGTTTTGATAATTTATTTTCAAGCATACTAAAAAACATACTGCCATATGCAAGCGTAACAATACGGTCTTTTGTAAATGACCTTGGCTCTTTAAGCTTAATCTTACCTTCACGAATCTCTTGTCTAAGTAAAATAGCTTCTTGAACAAGTAATTCGGTCTGTACAAACGGCAACTTCTCACGCATACGGTCATGATTTGTCATTGTATGATAATCTTTACGTTTAGCAAGTTCATTATCATACTCAACATCACTAATAAGTAATCTCATCTTATTATCGACCATAGCATTACGCAGTGTGCGCCACATACTATCATTAAAATCAGTTGAACCTTGAACTGGTATAATAACAGCTTTAGCTTGTGGGTCAACTTTACGTGAAGCTATCTCATTTATCTTGGCTTCGCTTAAAAATTGCATGGTCATATCAGACACAACAGTAAATCCACTACTATCCCATTCATCTTTGCCACGAATAGGATGAATATATGGCTTACTTAACTGTGTAAGATACATCTCACCGCCACTACGAGCATCAAGCACTATGTAATCTGCTCTATAATCATAAAATAACTCACGAATTCTACGTTGGGTTAGCTCTGAATTACCACCACTAAGCGTTTCAAGGTAATCAAGATTACAAACCATCTCACCTTTATCATAAAATCCACTTAAACACTCTATAACAGTGTTATCGTTAGCTTCATATTTATTTGTAGTAGTAGCAAATGCAAAGTCTATACATAAAATACGTGTTTCATTAGATTTCTTTTCCCTATTTTGTAATTTTGTACCAGAAGTAAACTCAACATCAGTTGGTGGTCTAAAAGCTTTATGCAATTTCTGACATTTTCGTAATAATTCGAATGGGAAATAAGCATCTTCGGCTTCGCCAATAACTTCATTAAGATATTCTGCCCTCATATCCAATGGATTTGCGGTCTTCTTTATCTTATTCCATTCTCCAAGTGTTTTTACAAAACTTTAAACATGAAAATTATTAAGATATATATTCAAAACTGTGCTGTTTTACAGATTTAGTTCTACCTTTACAGCATCGTATAATAGAATCCATAGAAATATTAAGTTGTTGTGCGGCTTCTTTAACTGTTGGATATATAACATTACCTTCTATCCATCTTACAGCTTTATAATTACCACTTTTAGCAGGTGCTGGCATAATCCATTTGGAATCTTTTTCAAATTTCCAATGATAACCACCCGCAGTTTTTTGTGTACCACGACAACATTCGGCTATAGAGCATTTGTTAATACCAGTTTGCCTAGAAGCTTCTCTAATACTTTCATAAACATCGTTAGTTTCTACACAAACCACCGCTTTGTTACAACGATTTTCTCTAGGTTGCCAATTATCATCTTCTAAGTATCTCCAATGATAACCATGAGCAGTCATCTTATGACCATTTAAACAATCTCTAATACCACTAACAGATTTTCCACCTACTGCTTCGGTAGCAACAACAGCATTTTTATAAACTTCTCCTGTTTCCACACAAACAATAGGAAAACCAGATTCTTTTCTTAATTCAGACAATTTTCTTTTTGTTTCATCAGTATGTTTAAATCCTACAGAACCCTCGCCACCTTCTGTAGCATTATATCCCCAACCATTTTCAAAATAAATACAAGAATTATATTGTTTAATCCAATACATTTCTCTTTCTGCTAATTTTTCAAATGGCAAATCTTTTTCTAAAACAATAATTTCAAAATTATCTAAACCATATTTATTTATTGCACGACCTATTAATCTTTCATCTTCATTACCTTTAATATATTCGGTCATTCTTCTATAAAAATTTTGAGCTTGACCAACATATACTTTATGATTAACAAGATTTCGCCATAAATAAATACAACTAAATGTATCTTCTTTATTAATATCTTTAATTTTCATATAACATCATTACCTTTCTGTAAAAAGTGTAACTATATAAAGCAAAGTAATTTAATTGTTTACAGCCAATTAAAAATGGTTTGCAACCCACTGTCCTTTGCAATACTTTCTTTGTTATAAGGACGCTACTCCTTGTCCCTATTTCTAGGCTATATGTCTCCATATAGTTAAGACCATATCTTCATCCTTAATATAAGGATGCACACCACTTCGGATATCAATCGCTTATATCCTACTCTCTTACGAGATGGTCGTTGAGCTTTCTCCATTTTACAGGAGCTTAGTTGCTGATTGCCCAATCTAACTAATTTTCAAACATTCACGCTTATCATTTCTAATTACGTTGTAGTTTAGTTAGCTCTAAGGGTTTTCCAGCAGTTCAATGTGTGTTTACCTTTATATTACTACAAAGGTGGACTAAAATTAATCCGTATTTTAAGCTAATAAATATATCAGCCGCAAAGAAATTATATGCAACATTACGATTTATAAACGATTCTGTCACTACATTCTTAAACAATCTCCAATACCATTCGGCTTTATAACGTGCTGACGTTATATATATAGAAATTCCTTCTTCATAATAGTCAGAATCTTGCGAATATTCTTCTTTTTGTAAAAATATAGCTTGCCTTGGATGGCTCATTGGTTCGAAAATTGAATCAACATCGCCTTTTTTAAGTAATCTGCATTCTTCATATACTAATACGGTACTTCTGAAACCTCTGGAACTCTCAACAGGAGGTAAAACTTTAATAGAACTTCCATTAAAGAAGTTTACTTCAACCTCATCTTTAGAAGTTTTTATAGTTATTAACCCTTGTTCATACATATATTTCAAAACAGGGGACAATTTCTTAACAAGTTCATTCTTTATTTTACGTTCAACCATTTGTCTACCTTGGTCTAACGTAGACGCAGTAATAATTGCTTCTGTATATGGCTTTAAAAGACATACACAAATACAATACAACGCAACAATAAACGTTTTTGAACTTGCACGACTGCATATACCAAACCAAATTTGACTTATACCCATCATATGGAGCATAATTCTTTGAAATGGTCTGAGTTTTACACGCAATCTATCTTCTGCATATATATCAATATTACGTCTATAAAAAGTTGTCCACTTTTTTGTTTGGGTTTTTCGTTGTTCTTCTGTTAATTTAGGTTTTGTAGACTTCTCAGTTTCACGCTTAAGCTGAATAACTCGATTTAACTCTTTTCTATCATTCGTCATTTAAAACGCCTTGATTATTTTCGACCCATTCTTCCGCATCTTCTTTTTCTATATTATAATCTTTAGAACCAGTAATAAGATTAAGAATAGGTCTTTTGATTTCTCTTATCCAACCAGCATGAATTCCTCTGAAATCTTTATACATTTCCTTATCTTTATAATATTCAGCAGGTTCTTCGTTCTCCATAAGCCAAATATCATATTCAATCATTTTCTCAACATC